GCACGGCAGGGGCACAGGTACACCCACGACGGAATCAGCGTCATGGCGATGGAAAACGGCGAACGGGTGCAGGTTGCTGAAATCGGCCCGCTGTGGTTTGGCGTGCGGCACACGGTCGATGCGCGTGATCTGGTCCCGCAGCCTATGGCGTACTTTCACGGAGCAATACCACAATGACATACCAACCAAAGGGCGGCATGTGCATGACGTGCCTGCGCGGACTGACTCGCAACTGTGCAAACCTGCCATTCAGCACCATGCCGGTGATTGAAGTGGACAAAGCCACTGGCGCAAAGATCGTCCGATGCATGGATCATGAGCCGCTTCCAATCCACAGGACGAGACTCGTGACAAAAAATGAGGCGGCACATAAGGCCAAACTAGCTGGCGTCGGGTGCATGTTGTGCCGACGCTTGCATGGCCCGCACGAACCCGGCCCGGTAGAGCTGCACCACCTACGCACCGGAGGCTGGGGCAAGGGCGACTACAAAACCATGATCCCACTATGCCGCGAGCACCACCAGGGGAAAACCGGTGTGCATGGAATGGGGACAAAGGCTTTCGAGCGACACTATGGGCTGACCCAGCAAGACCTGCTAGACGACGCACTGAGGGCAATCGGATGATCTACCATCTCCCCATCAAGACCGTCACCGGACTGAATGCCCGCGAACACTGGCGCAAGCGTGCGGCCAGGGTGAAAGCAGAACGCCACACAACCGCAAGCATTGTGAAACCGTTCCCGGTACCCTGCATCGTCCGCATGGTGCGCCTGTCATCGTCTCTTTGTGATGACGACAACCTGCAAGGCGCGTGCAAGGCAATCAGAGACGAGATCGCAAAGGTGTGCGGAGTGGATGACGGACCTTCTGGGCCAATCACATGGGCATACGCACAAGAGAAATGCAAGCGCGGCACGTTTGGCGTGCGTGTTGAGTTGTTGGCAATATAAGGAGACTGCATGAGCAAGAAAGCAATCATCAATCCACGGTGGCTCGATGTCATGCTGACAGCATGGGGTATTGCCGCGCTCAACAAGATGCAAGGCGGATACCCCGGCGAATGTCCGATGTTCAAGGAGCGGGTAGACCGGCCAGCCACCAGCCACGACCCAGAGGGATACACAGCCCAAGACTTCCGGGACCTTGAAGAAGCCATCAACAGCCTTGCCGTTAATTACCGGATGGTCATCACTAGAGCTTACAAACCATGGACATTCAAAGCCATGACAGAAGCCCTAGAGGATCACTACGGCTGCACAGAGCGAACAATGCAAAGGTGGCTGCACGAAGCTGCGGCTCAGTTGCTCGAAAAAATGACGCAATCCCCCTTGACGACAGTTAGTTATGTCGCTATTCTGTGAAATGTAGGTAGTGTGACTACGTGTCACTCACCAGAAACCCGCTAGGCGCAAGTCGGCGGGTTTTTTCGTTTATGCCTCCCAAGCCTAGAACGCTGCGGGATCGCGGTAGTGCTGGCCAGCAATGGCGATGCTCAAACCGGGAGGCGCATTGTTATGGCCCGGCGTCACCGCCTCAACCATCCGCAGTAGCTGTACCGATGCGGTGTTAGTGCCGGGGCACCATTAGCCGCCGCTTCGGCTGCATCAGGTCGCAATGACCAAACCGCAGCCCAGGTGCAGTGCAGGCAGCACTTGATATGCCGACACCCCAAACCACTTAGGGAAGCATCCAGCGAACTCCTTGCGGGCTCTGCGGTGTGTGGGGATCTATCTGAGATCAGACATGGAACAGACCAAACCAAAACGCAAGGCGCCAAGCACTGCGTTCAAGTCTGGCGTGTCTGGCAACCCTGGCGGGCGACCGAAAGAGGTTGCGCACGTCAAGGAGTTGGCGAAGACGCATACCGAAGATGCTATCTACACGCTGGCTCAGATCATGAAAGACGTTGAGGCCCCGCCTGCCGCGAGAGTCAAGGCCAGCGAATGCTTGCTTGATCGCGCCTGGGGCAAGTCTGAAGCAACCGTGAATGTCAACGACAACAGAACGCCCCGCGACCTCTCGACAGCCGAAATCCTCGCCGCGCTCGCTGCTACTGGAGTTGCTGGCGCGGAAGCAGGCGCAGGAGACGGTAAAGCGGTTCATTGATTACGTCGATCTTGGCTTTCATCCTGCCAAGCATCACACACTGCTGATTGACGCCCTTGAGCGCGTTGAAAGCGGTGAGATTGAACGGCTCATGGTGTGCATGCCTCCTGGCTCAGCCAAGAGCACATACACATCGGTGGTTTTCCCGGCGTGGTTCTTGGGCCGAAACCCTGCCAGGTCCGTTATTGCTGCAAGCCACACGCAAGAGCTGGCAGAGCGGTTCGGACGACGGGTTCGCAACATTGTCGCGGCCCGCGAATACCGAAACGTGTTCGGCATTGGTGTTGCCGAGGACAGCGCTGCGGCTGGTAGATGGGACACGGACAAGGGCGGCGAGTATTACGCGGCTGGTGTTGGCGGCTCGATCACTGGTCGCCGCGCAGATTTGGCAATCATCGACGACCCGGTGAAAAGCCGGGAAGATGCAGACAGTGAGCGGGGGCGCGAAAAGGCCTGGGACTGGTACACAAACGACTTGCTGACACGCCTGAAGCCTGGTGCGCGTCAGATTGTCGTGATGACCCGGTGGCATGAGGATGATCTAGGCGGGCGGATTCTTGAGCGCGAGCGCAACAGGTGGCACGTCATCGAAATTCCCATGGAGGCCATGGACGATGACCCGCTGGGCCGCAAGCCCGGCGAGCGGCTTTGGCCCGAGTGGTACACGGACGATATGGTCGCCACAGCGAAGCGCGACAAACGCTCATGGTGGGCGCTTTATCAGCAACGGCCATCAAGCGACGAGGGCGACTACTTCAAGCGCGAATGGCTCAAGCACTGGGCCGTTAAGCCTGACTCTCTGCACATCTACGGCACAAGCGACTACGCGGTGACGGATGGAGGCGGTGATTACACGGTGCATCGAGTTTGGGGTGTGGCTCCAAACGGTGACATCTACCGGCTTGATGGTTGGAGGGGGCAGACGGCGGCGGATGAGTGGATCGAGCAAAAGCTCAATCTGATCAAGAGATACAAGCCTGTTGCGTGGTTTGGCGAGGCGGGCGTGATCCAAAAGGCCGTCGAGCCGATGCTGACAAGGCGCATGAGAGAGCGCAAGGTTTATTGCCGCATGGAGTGGTTGCCCAGCATCGCAGACAAGCCAACGCGGGCGCGCGGCATTCAGTCGCGTATGGCGATGGGCGCTGTGTATTTCGAGCCAGGCGCAGACGTTGAGGAGTTTGTGCGATTCCCGGCAGGTAAGCACGACGACGATGTGGACACAGCATCAATGATCGGTCGGGCTCTAGACGACGCACACCCAGCAATTGCAAAGCACGACGAGTCCGCCAAAAAGCGCGACAGGTGGGACAAGGCATTCGGCGACAACGACACAACGGACGATTGGAAAACGGTGTAATGGATCAGCAAACGAAAACAGCAGGAGACGAAGATTCGGCCCTGTTGTCGAAACTCGTCCAGATGTACGAAAGCTCAGAGCAGAGCACAGCCGACAGCCGTGAATTGTGCGAGCGCGACCGCGATTACAGAAACGGCGTGCAATGGACAAGTGCCGAAGAGGCCACGCTGAAGAAGCGCAAACAGCCCGTTATCACAATAGACCGCATCGGCCCTAAGTGCGATTTCCTGATGGGCATGGAGGCCCAAAATCGCCGAGATCCACGAGCCTATCCGCGCACGCCAGATGACGAAGAAGCGGCCACGGCCGCAACTGATGCGCTGCGGTACGTGATGGAGGATCAGAGGTGGGACCGCGTTCGGTCTGAGTGTTTCGACTCGTTCTTGGTTGAGGGATCGTGCGGCGCTGATGTCCGCGTGTACGAAAAGCGCGGCGAGATGTGCGTGGAAGTGTTGCCCATCATGTGGGATCGCATGTTCGGCGATCCGCATAGCCGCATGCGCAACTGGTCAGATGGTTCGTTCAAGGGTCAGTTCGTTTGGATGGACCTTGAAGACGCGGTAGAGAAGTACCCGGGCAAATCCGACACCCTCGAATCGACCATTTCAAGCGAGACAAGCGCAAGCGGCAACACATACGAGGATGTGCCGCGTGTTCGTTGGGCAGATCCAAAGCGTAAGCGGGTGCGCATCGTTGAGATGTGGACGAAGGAGAAGGGCAAGTACTTCTACAGCGCATTCACGAAGGCCGGGATGCTTGAGCGCATGGAGTCGCCCTACATCGATGAGGATGGCGAGTCTGATGATGGCTTTGTGTTCGGTTCGTGCTTTATCGACCGCGACGGCAACCGCTTTGGTGTGGTTCGTCGCTGGATCAGCCTGCAAGATGAGATCAACAAGCGCCGATCCAAAGCTCTGCACCTGATGAGCGTTCGCCAGACCTACGGCACGCCCCAGGCAGGCGACAAGAACATGATTCGCCAGCAGTTGGCCAGGCCTGATGGTCACGTCGAGATGGATGGCGGCGCAAAGTTCGGCGAGGACTTCGGCATCATCCCGACCGGCGACATGGCTGCGGCTCAGTTTCAATTGCTGCAAGAGGCAAAGGGTGAGATTGATGCGGTGGGTGTCAACGCTGCACTGTCGGGCAACGAGAGCCGCAACATGTCCGGCCGGGCGCTTATTCAGCGCTCAGAGCAGGGCATGAATGAGCTAGGCCCCGTCTTTGACAACTTCAAGCAATTCCAGCACGACGTTTACCGCAAGGTGTGGAATCGCATTCGCCAGTTCTGGACTGCTGAGAAGTGGATTCGGGTAACGGATGAGGAGAAGAACGTCAAGTTCGTGGGGTTGAATCAGCCGCTCACGCTGGGCATGCAGTTGCTGGAAGAGTTCAAGATGCAGCCAGGCGTGACGCCTGAGCAGATCGCAGCAGCAGAGCAGCAAGCCAAAACCGACCCGCGCATGCAGATGGTGGTGGGCACGAAGAACAGCGTTGCAGAGCTGGACGTTGACATCATCATTGATGACGTGCCCGCTTCTGCGTCGTTGCAGGGTGAACAGTTTGAGCAGTTGGTGCAGATTGCGCCACAGGCCGCGAGCATGCCGCCTCAGTTGTTTGAGGCTTTGATCGAAGCATCAAGCCTGCGCAACAAAGACAAGATCATTGCCAAACTGAAGGGCGAAGAAGACAAGCAGAACCCGCAAGTCATGCAAATGCAGCAGCAGATTCAGGAGATGCAGCAGGCTTTGCAAGAAGCGCAGATGGCAGCTCAGGACAAGTCCGCCGATATGCAAGTCAAGCAGGCTGAACTTGAAATCAAGGGCCGAGAGATCGCACTGAAAGAAGCCGAACTAGAAATCAAGGCAATGGAGGCGCAGAACGCTGCCCCGGCCGAGATCGAGCAAGCCAAAGCAGAGATTCAGCAGATGGCCGACCAGTTGCAGCACGAGCGCGAATTGTTCGCCAAGGATGTGCAGATCGCCACGCTTGAGCTACAGGCTCAGGCCAAGGACGCACAGCACGCAGAGCAAGGTGTTCGCGATGCTGTGTCGGATGCGCAAGAAGTGGCAGCACAAGAGGCTGACGCGCAGAAAGCGTAAAGATTTTCCCTGATGCCTCAAGGCCCGCCACTGCGCGGGCTTTTTGCATTGGGCCTGTCGCCGAGGTATCGGGCGTGATGACCGTCGCCGGGGTTTATCGGGCGCTATGGAGTGTGTGAATGTCAGGTGAAACGAGTTTGGACGCCATCTTTTCAGGCGAGCAAGTCGAGCGAACAGAAGTTGCCGAGACTACCCAGGATCTGCCAACTGATGAGCCGCAAGACCAAACGGGCGTAGATGAGTCAGTGACGCCGACTGACGAGCCGCAAGACGATCCAATCGAGCGACACAAGAAGGGGTTGGAAGCAGGCATCGCAGCCGAGCGCACAAAGCGTCAAGCCGCTGAACGAGAGGCCGCAGAACTGCGCGCCTGGAAGCAGCAGCAAGAGCAGCGCAAAGCGGTAGAGCAGCCAAAGCCCCAAGAGCAAGCGCAAGAGCCAAAGCCTGAAGACTTCGCGTCTGACGTGGAGTATTTCCGGGCGATGGTTCGGTTTGAGGCCAAGCAAATCCGAGAGGCCGAAAAGGCAGAGGAAGCGCAAGCCAAGGCCGAAAGTGAAGCGCGCGAACAGGCGCAGCAGATGCAGCGAACAGCCGATGAAGTCGTAACGAAGGGCCAGCAGGCCTATCAAGACTTCGACACGGTGATCAATAGCGGACTCGGGCCCATCTTGGCCCAGGAGACGCCGCAAGGTCAGTTGTTCCGTCAAGCCCTGCTGACTGGCGAGCGCGCCCACGAAGTTGCTTACTTCTTGGCAAAGAACCCAGACGAGGCGCAGCGTGTGTATGCACTGCCCCCGCTTCAGATGGTTCGTGCCGTGTCGCTGATCGAAGCCACCAAGCTCGATGCAATGGCCGAAACGCCAGCGCAACAGAAGCCGAACATTCCCAAAACACTCACACAAGCACGGGACGCACGAGGCCAGTTCAAAGAGGCTTACGACGGCCCAACACCGTTAGACGACATTCTCGCGACCAAGAAATAAGGCGCGGGCAAAGGAAACATCATGGCTTTGACCACTGCACGTACAGGCTTGACGCCCCAACTTTGGGACGATAAGTTTTTCATGGAATACGTCCGTGAGAACCGCTTCAAGCGGTACATGGGCACGGATGAAAACTCTATCATCCACCTCAAGGAAGAACTGACCAAGAAGCGCGGCGACCGCGTGACATTCGTCGCCGTCAACAAGCTGGTAGGCGCTGGCGTTACCGGCAATACC